CTAGGATCTTGAGTAGTTCCGCCAACTGCTTTACCAGTTTTTTCATCGTGTTCGTGATTAATTTCGTGTTCACGTTCTTCCCACATGTTGCGTACAATTACGTGGCTGTGGGTAACGCCTAGGCCAGTTGCAACCATATCGCGAATTTGTAAACTAGTTGCAGGATAATCTGTAGTAACATCGTAGATAGTCATACCAACATTTTTGTGCTCTGGAAATTCGCTGTGACGTTCTTGAATTGGTGTTGTAATTCCTTTATTAACTTTAGTAACGTGGAATTGGCTCAAAGAGCCTTTGATTTGCTCAACAGCATTATCTGGGTGATCTCCAGCAATTTTTACTTTAAATTCGTAAACTTTTTTGCTTTCGGTCAAATATTCTTTGTATGATTTCATAGTCTGATCCTAGTACTATATTTATTTTAAATTCTTTAATTTCTCTAACAAGCTATTACGATCCGAAATAATGACTCCATCGCCTGGAATCGTAACACCTTCATCATGACCGTTAGTATCTTGGTCTAACTTTTGTTTCTTGAGCTGTAGATCAATCATCTTTAGCTTTTTATCTAATTTGGCACTTTTAGCACTGATAGCGTGTCCTAACATACCTGCGGCTACTTCAAACAATCTGGCACTGTATCTAGCTTCAACGTTCATGCCTAAATCCATGATATCTTCGTAGGCATCTTTTGCTTTTTGTGCTAGTTCGTCCAGTTCATTATCGGCAATATCGCCTAGACCTTTTACCGCTGGTAACGCGGCTGAGATTTTATCAAACTCACTCATGTCGCGAAGGAATGGCTGAGCAAGTTCAGCTTTGGCTTGTGCTTTTTCTTCCTGTTTAACGATTTTTTTACTATCGGGAAGATTTAGGATTTCTTCAAGTTTTTTAGTCATACTATTACTTATGCTTAAACTTGACTGAAGATATCATTTTCATTAAGGATACGAAATTTAATACCTTGTTGTTTACACCATAGTCCAGCGGCAGCCCATTTGGCTTGATTTTTAACAAACTGTGCTTGGTTGTACTTGTTCTTGCCCACACGTTCTAGTATAGTTTGGCTAGCTGGTTTAATTTCAATTAGTTCTGTAAGGACATGATTATGTCGGTCTACATACTGTATAAAAAAATCAGGAACATAAACTGTTTGTCTATCAGTTAGCGGATCTCTATAAGGAATCTGCACAGCTTCACTTGCCCATTTTTGCACATTTTCGTTGTTGTCGCAGAAATTCATAAAACTCCATTCCCAACTCGATCTGTAAGTAGGCGTTTTAGTACCTACATACTTTTCTGGATGTTTCATGGTGAATTTTCCACGTGCAAATTTAGCCATATTATACTAATATGTTACGTGATTCAAACGTGTCAGTAACTTGAGCAGTTCTAAAACCTAATAGACTGGTTTTTTCTCTGTAAGCATTTAATACCTGTGCAACCACTTGGCTAAGTTGCACATCAGTTAAACTTTTTAGTTTATCTAACAAACTAAACACACTGACGTTTTCTACTCTAGATTGATTTAATAATATAATTGCCGTACTACTTGCACCTGCATAATCAAAACCACGCTTGACAAAAAATGCGATTGTTGCGTCGATCTCTGCCGCTGGAAAACTTACAGGAGTATTATAATACGTATCAAAAAATGTTTTAACATTTGTTGGTCCGCTTTGTGTTGCCGAAGGTAAATTTCCTATCATATATTATCCTCCTGGTTTTTGTTGGGTAGCTTGGGTTGTGTTATCGTTATCGTTACTTTGTGGAAAGTTGTAACCACTCAACCCACCTGCATTATTATTGGAAGTTGAATCAATAATTCCCATAGTACCATTCGAATTAATTGGTTGTTGTGTGTTTTGATAGGAATTAATCTGTGTAATCACACTGTCAAGGAAACTTGCCGCATTGCCCTTAACATTTAAAGATTCTACAAAACTGGGATTTGGCACACTAGGATCTGGATTGATACCTTTTAAAGAACTCGGACTGTGATCATAATGCCCTTCTCCGAATCCTTCGGGGCTATCTTCGGATACTGCTCCTACACTATAACTTACAGCTTCATATTTGATTTTCATATCAAAATCATGCGTACCTGGCTGACTGTAATCTAATTTATTATGATTCCAACTAGTGATAATAGGATTAGCTAGGGTATATTGTACATATTCGTGTCTAGCCATTTGATAAATCTTAATGTACTTAAAAAAAGGAACTGTACTACCGTTGTCTAATCCGTATGCTGTCGGAATATAATTTGCGTTTTTAGTGGCAGTTCTATTGTATGCTCCGGGTATAGTTGCACTAGTTGGATCAGCATAATAATAGTTGTAATAATTTTGCCACAGGGCATTAATCAGTCCCATATTATCATCATGAAATTTTATTCCAAGTTCCATGGGTTCATGTATGAACTGAATATTTTTCTTTCTGTTGTATTGATTTGCCATGTCAGTCTTGACTGTGAAATGGGGTAAATCAACACTTTTAACCATCAAGTTAATTTCTTTTCCGTAACGCTGTACTAAATTTAAATTATAAACTGTAGAATTATCGATGCCAAATGCAACATGGAATAAAAATTTACTTTTAGGCGCTAATCTGAATTGATCAGTTACAAAGGTGTTATAGGCGTGGCGCCAATCTTTAAAAAAAAGATGGTTACTTGCTTGTAAATTACGGTTAGATGTAAAGCTCATAGTATTATTTATTTAAATAATTAACTACGTACATAATGAATAGTCAATAAAAAGCCTACGTGTGTAGGCATTTTTATTATGAACCTAATGCGTTATGACCGCTACTTGCACCTGATTTTTGTACAGATTTAGGAGCACCAATTGCAGGAACTGGATCAGTTTGTACTGCATTATCAAACTGGATTGTTAGATCAATCATTACAGGACCTTGCTCGCTGTATTTTAAATCTTGCCAGTTAGTTTGTTGTACATAACATCCATACAATTCCCAAGTTTCTAAAACGTTAGGAACATTAGAACCGTTACCGCCGTCTAACATTTCAATACGCATTGTAAACTTGTAATCACCAGCCGCTGCCGCTGAACTTTGTTCAAAAAAGTCAAACTGTTTCTGGTTCTGCTCACCGACCAATTTGCTAACTGCACCAGTAACATCATCACGCAATTTAACTGTAAGTGCTTTCCACTTAGGTTTGCCAGCATAATGAATAATACTGTTGTAGATATCGATCTTTTGATCTTCAAATTCAACTTGTGGACGAGCCGCTTCAGCAACTTGTTTTGTTAGTTCTGTTGTTGGAGTACTTACACCAAAGTTTTCAAAGTTAATTCTAAAACGATACTTCAACTTAGGCATTAGCATGCCCTGTGAAGCCGCACTTTGATCACTTGCTAGTGGTACTGTAAAATTTGATAGTGCCGCGATTGCCATTTAATTTCTCCTTATTTGCCACTTAAACCGGCAATTGCGCCAGTATTTTCAAGACGTAATGGAATGTAGATGAATTCCACAGACTTAACTGGTTCGATTGCAATGTCAACATACAACTCATTAGCATCAATTCTGCTTGGAGTATTGTTTGAAGTGTCGCATACAACAATATAATCGTACAGGGCACGTTCAGCTGTTAGGTTAAGCAACAATTTTTCAATTTCTTGTTTAATTTCGTTACGTGTAATTGTATCATTTGGTTCAAATACATATGGTTTAGAAATGGCGTTCAACTGGTAACGTAAGTAAATTACTAAACGTGCTACATTGATACGATTTAAACTGCTTGCGACTAAACTACGAGTATATTGTCCGTATGCTACAAGTCCAACACCGCCAATGTATGTTATTGGGTTAACTTGTATTGTGGCTAATGTGTTACGTTGCCCAGTATTCAATGCGATAGGATTAAACACACCAGTTTGTGCAGTTACATAACCTACACTACTTGCATTTGTTACACCACCACGACGTACACCTGCTGGTGCAAACCAAGGATAAGCAACATTATCGCTTAATGCGATTGTACGCAACATGATATGACTTGGAGGAACAACGATGTCATTACCGTATAAGTCTGTTGTATAGCCCCATGGATAATATACACCAGTATTTGCATCTGTTGTAACTAGACCAACTTCGCCATCGCCTGTTGCATTATTTGTATTATTACCCCAGTTACTTAAACTTGTTGCATCGTTTGGTAAACGTGCAGGAGCATCTGCTACAATAAATGATAGTAATCCACGACCAGTATTTAAATTAACCAATGCGGATGTTGTTTCTAAATATCCTGGGCAACTTAATAAGTTAAATGTAACACTATCTTCGTTACGAATTTGTTGATTAGCGTTAATTGTAGCATTTAAAGCCGCTACAACAACAGCACGTTGAGCTTTACGACCAAACACGCCCACACCTAAATAATCATTAGCGGCATCTGTTACCCAACGATCTGGATAATAGTAAGTCATTACTGGGTTACCGGTAACGCTTGTATTATAGGCTTGTGTGTTTACATAACCTGAAACGTACTTTTTAACGTTAAAACTGCTACGGCGTAGATTATACAACAAAGTTCCCTTTGGATATAATTGTGCGTTTGGAGCGTCAAAGTCAACAAAGTCGCTTGATAATAATAATGCAATCGAATCCAGTGTATCAGCACCAGTTTTTACAGTATTTGCATTTAATGTTTCATCGCTCCAACGTGCATCGGCAAATATGATACCATTACTAGTTGTGTGATCTGTGTTGTTAATCAATACCCATGCTTTTGTTAAGAAATTCCAACGATAAATTGTTGGCCATGCTTCTAAATTACTTGAATTAATCCACAAATCACCATGTTGTAGTACACCGCCTGTACTGTTAGTAGTTGGTTGTGTTGAACTAATGATTGGACCGTTAGCATCAGTTTGTGTATAATTATTTGTATATCCAACACCCTGGTTAACAACAACTTTACCAGCAGTTGAAGTATAACCTCTCCAATGTGTACCATCATTGATTAAAATATCTACATCAGTGATTGAACTATTATACCATAATTGTCCGTTAACTGGTAATGTTGAAGGTGCTGTTGCACTAGGTGTAACCAATGCAGTACCGCTACTATTGGCTGCCGCCCATGCAGTAATGATATAGTAGTTTGCTGTTCCGGATGGATCAGCATAAAATTCATTATTAGTTCCTACAGTAAATATTTTACCAATAGGTAAATTAGTACCGTCTTGGATTCTAATGTCACCGCCTTGCGTATGGGTAATTGTAACTTGATTTGTACTTGTTACAGTTGCCACAACGTTTGCCAATGGAACTACTGCTGTGTTAATTGCGGCTGCCAATGCGTTTGCATCAGAGCTAGCACTGCCAGTTGTTGTAAAACTAACTGTTACATAACTTGGTAATGTTGCTGAACCAACTTGGCTAGATGAAAGAGCAAATGTAAATGAGCTTGAACCAAATGTACTATTTGTTATAATAGCACTAGTTGAACTTGTTATACCTGTTGATAAACGTTGATAAATTTTGTAATTTACATAAGTTGGATTTGTGATTTCATCATCGTTATATTTTACATATACTTGTCCAACTGGAATATTAATACCGCCGCCTGTTGGATCTAATGTTGCCATTGCCGCTTGATTGCTTGCAAATAACTGACCTACAGCTTGACGAATCCAACTTGCTGTTGTTGAATTATATAGTTCGATGTCAAAATTAGCACCTTGGTTTACTGGAGTTGTTTTAATCCAGATAGAACCAGTTGGGTAACCGTTAACACTACCTGAATTTGTATAAGAACCATAGTTAGGAACTTGATAGTGTGGAGCAATAGTCACTGTAGGAGCATAGTATGTCCCAGCGGCAATAATTTTGTTTGTACTGGTTAGTGTACCACTTAATACAATGTTAGCACCTGTTGAATATAAATTCAAATAACCGTTGATTACACTTGCTGTTACACCAGATACATGTGAACCTAATGCTGTTACTAATCCAGCGTATGTTGTTGCACCAGTTACTGTGTATCCATTAACAATTAATGTATCGCTACTACTAACTGTTGCGGCTGTGGATGCTACTGTACTTGTAGCAGTTGGCATACTTGCGGCCCAAGCTGTTGAACCAACTTGTACCCATGTGCCAGCTGTGCTTGCGGCGGCGGATGCTCCACCTGTGCCGTCGTTGGCAGTATTATATTGTTTGTACCATAACTGAGCTAGTGTTGTAGCTGTTACAACTGCATAACTACCGACAGCACCAAAACTTGGATTTGGAGCAAAAGTTCCAGTATTGTATAGACCAGATCCTGCGTTAATTACTGCTGGATTTTGTACTACAAAACTTTGACCGTTAGTTGCTGTAACTGCACTTGCGTTCCATTGGAAAACACCAAAACTTGTTGTTGCAGTATCCCACCAGTATGTACCATTTGATGGAAGTCCTACTGGAACTGATGCTGAACCAATTAATTGACTTGTATCAACATTGGCACGAACAACGTATGCTTGACTGCTAACACCTAAGAAACTGTAAGCGGCTTGTAGACCGTATTCATTAATTTCGCTTGCATTGATAGGATTGTTGCTAGCATCTGTTTGAAAGTATGGTACACCAAATGTTGCGCCTAAGTCTGCTTGACTTGTCAACAGGTATACGTTTCCAGCATTTGCCGCTAGTGTGCCTGGAGCAATACCTGTTCCAGCTGAATTCATTTTGTTTGCTTGAGTAGCAACTACGATAAGGGGTACGGTACCTGGTGCAGAAGGCGTGTAGAACGATTCGTTAACTACGGTTACGCTAATTCCAGGTGAACTTAATTGAGCCATTGTGTTATCTCCATGAGTACATGTTCTTAATGTATTTATG